GAAGCGCCTGGTGGTGGGCGGCCCCGAGGGCGTCAAGGTGCTCGTCGGGAGCGAGGACCCGATCGCCCTGTTCCACCATGAGGGCACGGTCGCCCATCCGATCCCTGCCAAGAAGCCGATCGCCCGGGGCCGCAACAAGGGCCGGAAGCTCCTCGTGTTCTACTGGCCGAAGGTCGGCCGGGTCGTGGCCTTCCCGGCCGTGAAGCACCCCGGCACCCAGCCGAACCGCTACCTGTCGGACAGCCTCCAAGACCTCCGGGCACGCTTCTGACGTAGTGTCCGGGCCATGTCTCGCCATCGTGACTTCACCGTCGTCTCCGGCCCGCCCGAGGCCCTGTCGTTCACGGTGGGTGGTGTGCGGGCGAGCAACGGCGAGACCTGGGAGGAGAAGTTCCTCTGCTGGCCTCGCATCGCCCCCCAGGCGATGGCCGACCTTGCCCTGGCGCTCCGGGTGACACCCGAGGGCGAGCGAGTCTGGAACGCCGGAGCTGTTCTCGGGTTCGTCCGTCGGGCCCTCATCGATGACGACGCCCGGACCCGCTGGTTCACGCTGTGCAACGACTCGGACCGGGCGATGTCGATGCAGGACGACCTCGGGCCTCTGCTGCTCTGGCTGGCCGAGGAGTTCACGGGCCGCCCTACCGAACCGCCCTCCACCTGACGGCCTGGGCGGTCACGAACAGCAGCTATTGCAATGCGAAGCTCCTCACCTTGGGTGTGGACCTGGAAGCCCTGCACCTCGACAGCCTGTGCGACCTGATCCACATGCTCATGGTCGAGGGCGCCCACCTCCCCCACGTCAAGCTCGCCGAGCTGATCGACCAACCCTTCTGGATCGAGCGTGAGACCTGGGGCCAGGGTCCCGTGTCCGAACAGGCCCACCGTGCAATGATGGCCCTGTCCGGGGGGCCCGCACCTCTCCGGGACCCGTCCGCCCAAAGGCCCCGCCCCCGACCCGTCGGCCTGGTGGTGCCCGAGACGCCCCAGGAGAGCCCGGAGTGACAGTCGTAGGCGAGGCCTTCGTCGTCATCCGACCCGACGACGACAAGTTCGTCGCCGAGCTGGGCGCCATCAACCTCAGCAAGGCCGGACAGAAGATGTCCGCCCAGCTGTCCCAAAGCCTGGAAGTCGTCGGCGCCGACCTCCGCAAGCAGATCGAGGACGAGCTCGCCGACCTCCCCTCCGAGATCGACGTGGGCCTCCACGTGGACGCCGACACGGCCGAGGCCAACTCCGCCATCCGCAAGCTCGAGGCCGAGACGGTCGACCCGATCACGGTCGCCATCGACGCCGACGCCGACCCGCTGATCGAGGACATCCGCCGCCTGGAGCGAGAGGCCGAGGAAGCCCGGTTGAAGCTGGAGCGGATCGCCGAGGTGGGCGACAAGTTCGTGTCCGCCGGGCAGAAGCTGACGGTGGGCCTGTCGCTGCCCCTCGTGCTTCTCGGGAAGCGGGCCATCGGCCTCGCCTCTGACGTGCAGACGACCTTGGCGCAGACCATCGGCCTCGCCGGGGGCACAGCCGAACAGGTCAAGCAAGCGAACGAGGTGATCCGCAGCCTGGCCGGGGAGACCGGCAAGGGACTCGATGACCTGTCCGAGGCTCTGCTGGCCGTGTTCTCCGCCGGGTTCACCGGCAAGGCCGCCTTCGACATCCTCGACGTGTCGGCCCACGCCGCCGCCGCCGGGCTGGGCGGCACACGGGACGTCGCCAACGCCGTCACCAACGCCCTGTCGGCCTACGGGCCGGGGGTGCTCTCGGCCGCCGATGCGACGGACATCCTGGTGAACGCCGTCAAGGAGGGCAAGGCCGAGGCGAGCGAGCTTGCCCCCCAGTTCGGCCGCCTCCTCCCCGTCGCCTCCGAGCTGGGCATCAGGTTCTCGGACGTGGGCGCCGGGCTGGCCTTCCTGACCCGCTCGTCGGGCGACGCCTCCCTGTCGGCGAGCCAGCTGGCGGGCGTGTTCAACAAGCTCCTCAAGCCCAGCCAACAGGGCGCCGAGGCCCTGCTCGACGCCGGGTTCTCCGCCGAGCGCATCCGCAAGGAGCTGCAAGACAAGGGCCTCCTGGGGACGCTGGTGGACATCAGGGGCGCCGTGGAGGACACGGGCGGCACCTTCTCGGACGTGTTCGATGACGTGGAGGCCCTGAACGGTGCCCTGGCCCTCACCCGGGCCGAGGGCGCCAACGCCGCCCCCGTGTTCGACCATCTGGCCGAAAGTCAGGGGCAGCTCGACGCCGCCTTCGCTTCGTTCGATGAGACGGACAGCGCCAAGCTCGCCAAGGCCTCGGCGAACTTCAACGTGGCCCTCACCGACTTCGGCAACGTCGCCCTGCCGGTCCTGGCCGAGGTGCTGGGCCTGTTCTCCACGGCCGCCGAGGCCTTCGACCACCTGCCCAAGCCGCTGCAGGAGGGCGCCACGGCCGCCCTGGCTCTGGCCGCCGCCCTCGGGCCGGTGCTCATCATCGGCGGGAAGGTCGCCCAAAACTTCGCTGCTCTGCTGCCGCTGTTCACCAAGGTCGGCAAGGGCCTCGACGCCGCCTTCTCCGGGTCGGCTCTGACCAAGGCCGCCAAGATCGGCGGGGGGCTCGCCATCATCGCCGGGGGCCTGGAGGTCATCAACAGCCGGATCAGCGCCGACACGGGCGACACCGAGGCCTTCCTGGGGGGCCTGGTCGACCAGATCAATCAGGCCGCCTCCTCGGGCGACTTCGATGCCCTGTCCGCCAAGCTGGTCGCTCTCGGCGACGCCCGCAACGAGCTGGCCGACGACTTCAACCAGGCCCTCGACCCGTTCAAGAAGCGCCAGCTCACCGACGCCATCACCGGAATCGAGTCCATCCAGAACGCCGCCGGGCACCTCCGCATCCGGGCGTCCGACCTGGCCGCCCAGCTGCACATCACCACCGACGAGGCGTTGAAGCTCGCCGCCGGGGGCGACGCCGCCGTGGAGGCCTTCGGGCAGGCCCGGCTGGAGATCGGGATCGACGTGGACCCGCTGGTGGCCGCCAACGTGGCCCTGGAGGACCTGACGCTGGCCTTCCTCCGAGGCAAGGAAACCCAGGAGCAGTTCGCCGCCGTGTCTCTCCTGACGAACATCCCCGTCGCCGACCTGAAGGAGAACCTGGGCAAGCTCGCCGACCAGGCCCGAGACTTGGGCGACTCGTTTGTGCAGGGCCTCGGGGGCATCAGCCAGGCGTTCGAAGTGACCTTCGGCGACGAGGCCAAGGACACCGTCAACAGTTTCCTGAACAACTACGCCAAGCAGGTCACCGACGCCGCCTCGTTCACGCTGAACCTGGAGAAACTGATCTCCCGGGGGGCCACAGGCCTCGCCCAGACGTTCGCCACCCAGGGGGTCGGCGCCGCCGGGCTCGCCGCCGAGGCCGCAGGAGCTTCCGACGCCGCCCTGGCGGACATGGAAACCCGCTTCGACTTCATCGCCCTCCAAGAGGACACCGCCGTCAAGCGGGAACGGGACTTCGCTGTTCGCATCACCGACGGGACGCTGGGCCTGGTGGAGGATGCGAACAAGGCGGCCGAGGGCCTGTTCGGCCCCGACGTCGCCGAGACGATCGGCCCCCGACTGGCGGCCGCTCTCGCCCAGGGCGACGAGGCTTTCTTCGCCGAGCTGGACAACATCGCCGCCGAGGCCCGCTCCCGGTCGGTGGCCATCGGCGAGGGCGTGGGAGCCGGGACGGCCGAGGGGCTGGCCCAGAGCATCGCCGCCATCCAGGCCGCCGCACAGGCGGTCGTGGACGCCACCATCGGAATCTTCACCGGGCCGAAGGGGTTCGACACGGGCAGCCCGTCCAAGGTCATGATGCGGATCGGGGGGTTCGTCGCCGAGGGGTTCAACGAGGGCATCACTTCCAACCTCGTCGCCCCCGACTTCTCCCAGTTCACCTCAGTGCTCCCGAGCGGCAGTCAGGCGGCCGCCCAGGCGCTTGCCCTGCAACAGCCGTTCGGCGCCTCTCCGGCAAACCTGGGGGCCTCCCCGGCCGGGGGAGTCACGTTCACCGGAGACATCATCGTCCCGGTCCCGGCAGGGGCGACCCCGAGGGAGCAGGCCGAGCAGGTGGGCCGCCAGGTGACGTTCCTCGTGCAGGGGGCAGTCGGGTGAGCGCCGACGGGGTGACCGTCTCCATCGCCAGCCTGTCGATCAGCTTCGGCGACGGCACCGACTACTGCTGGGGCGCCCAGGGGATCACCGGCCTGGGCCCGCCGCCCGTCCGCAACAACGACGTGACCCAGTCGAACGACCACGGGGCCGTCGGCCAGCGTGACTACATGGACGTCCGCCACCTCGGGTTCGACCTGACCATCGGCCCACAGCTCGGCGACACCCCCGAACCCGAGGACATCTGGGCCCTGTGGGAGACACTCCGGGCGGCCTGGGCGACCTCCAACAGCGACCTGACCCTCACCATCGACGTGTTCGGCGCCTCCACGCTGACGTTCCTCGGGCGGCCCGACGGCGCCAGCCTCGACACCTCGCCGCTGTTGAAGGGGCTGCGTAGCCTCCGGGTGATGCTCGACTTCCGCTGCCCCGACCCGACGCAGTACTGACCGTGCCGCCCCCGACGCCTCTGCCCGCCCCGGGCCCGTGGACCTGCACTGTCATCGAGGCCGACGGGACCAGCCACGGCGCCATCCGGGCCTACCCGACGTCGCTCACCTGGGAGCTGAACGGCATCGGGTCGAACGAGGCCTACATGGCCGCCCTGGAGCCCACCGCCGCCCTGTTCTTCTCGGGGGGCCGCTTCCTCGACGGGCGTGAGCTGGCCGTGTTCTACGACGGCAACTTCGTCAAGACCATCGTCCCCAGCCCCCGCCAGAAGCCCAACCCGACGACCCTCAACCTGTCGGGCCCCGGGTTCGGGTACGTCCTCAAGCGCCGCTTCGTGGGCCGCCTCAACGCCCAACCCAACCTCGTCACGATCAACCCGAACTTCCCGACGGACCTGGCCGGGTGGGCCGCCTTCGGGGGGTCAACGGTCGCCTGGTCGGCCTCCACCGGACCCGAGGGCGACTCGGGCGTGGCGAGTGTCGGCATCTCGGCCATCACCGCCGCCGGGGCCGGACTCCAATACGTCGCCCTGATCCCTGTGGGCGGCCAGCCGTTCGACACGTTCCTCTGGATCACAGCGTGGATCAACGTCAACACGGGCGTCGCCGACTACATGACCCCGCCCGACCAGGGCGCCCTCCGCATCGAGCTGTTGAACGGGTCGTCGGTGCTCCTGTGGGAG